ATTGATTGTAAGAAGTTTACAGATGAGCGTTATAAGAATGACCCTGACAGGAAAGCTCGTTCAGCGGCATGGCAAAAAGCGTACAGGAAAGAACAAGGCGATGAATACCGCACTTATATCCGGAATTATATGATAGAGTACCGCAAAACAGAGAAGCACAAAGCATGGCGTAAAAAGCACTACGAAGAAGTTTCGTCGCCTGCGGCTAAGCGTAGATTAGCAAATAAGAAAGAAGAATAATGAAAGAGCCTTTGCGTAAGCACTTAATTAACAATTACAAATTATATCAATTAACAAAAGGTCATTTAAATAATAGTAATTTTGTTGTTGAAGGTAATGTAGTAATTGGTATTACTAATTGTACTAAATCCAATTGCACGCACTGTAATAAAGAATTTGACAAGGCACCTATTCTTAGTTGGAGATTATCTAAATCAGGTAAGCATTGGCTTGGTAGATGTACCTGTAAGAAGACGTTTAAAATCCCTATTACAAAGAGCAACAGATAGCCAAATCAAAGAGATTATTTAAAAGTGATACTACACATTAAGTTCTTTTAAATAATGTTTAGTTTGTGGAATTGCTTGTTTCATTACAGCTTCAATATCAACTGTTAAATCCAAGTGTTTAATTAAGTCTTCTACTTGAAATAAAGCCGCCTCTATTAAGTCGTCTACTTGCGCTGGCGTAATAAAAGTATTAAGTCTTAGTGCTTTAACATTAATAGAGTTGTTAGGCTTGTCTTCGTCTAAGAATGTAATGTTTATCTTATCAATAAACTCAGTGCTAACACCAGCATCGAACTCAATGCTGTTAATTAACTTAGCCCATTGCTTAATAAGTTTTGTATTATCTACGTTGTTTAAGTTGTTTAAGTTAATTGACATTACATTTATTCATTATGTTGTTGAAATTGTGGTACCTAAACTAACAACTTTCCAATCAGTACCATTGTACACAGCGGCACATGCACTACCAGCATCGCCATTACTACAATAAGCAACGTCACCTTCACTTGCAGTTAATGCATTTAACTGTGTTACTGTTCGTGGATTTAAATTAATAATATTCTGGAATGAAGTTCTTTCACTTCCTGGTAATAAATTAATGTCATTACTTCCACTACTACTTAATGTATTTGGTACTTGTGCTTGTGGAACTAATCCTGATGCATCTAAACTAGCAATACCATCTGCACTTGCTCTTTCAGCAATGATGTCATTTACCGCATCGCCTATTGCTTTAATCTGTGGTCTTGCAGATAATGGACTATCTGTATCTGCATCTAAGTATGTTAATGTTACTGTTGTAGGCCAAGCCATGTTGTTCTCCTATTCCAAACTATTACCAAGATGAATAATTGTATATTCACTTGCAGACAGTTTTGTAATTTTAAAATATTGATAAATGTCGTTTGTTGCATCACTTGTTATTGAAAATGAAGTTGCAGTACTTAAGTACGATGAATTTAAATTCATCGTTCTAGCTGTACTAGTAATATTTTTTATATATAGCTCAAGTTCCTGTCCTACATCCATATAAGTTGGTAAAGCAAGTGTGAATGAATGGGTTGGTGCACCAGTTTCAAGTGTCCAAAAATGTATCTTACCTATATCTCTTTTTAATTCGGGTACTGTACTTGAATTAAATGTTTCTGTGTTAACAACATTAGTAAACTCTGTTGTATCTACACCAATGGATATTGAATCTGTAGCAGAATTAGCAGTTAATGTTACTCCAGTTGATGAATGAAGATTTAATGTATCAAGTCCATCAGCAGTTAAGTCAGTAACAGAGTTCACAGTTATTGTTTCCCAACCAATTGCACCAGCAGGTGCTGTATCAACCATATCGTTGATGTTGTCAGCCATTTGCTTTAATTCAGCACGACTATCGGTTATACTATCTGCACCAGCATCAAATTTTGTTTCATCAATACTAGTTGTTGGCCATGTCATTGTATTGTCCTCACTTCACCTGTTGATGCAACTGTTTCAATTGCAGGAAATCCATTTACTACCATATTTATTGTTGTATCAATTGCAACTTTACCATATGAATCCATATCAATTAATGAGAACTGTAGTAAGTCGTAAGGTGTGTTTAGTACAACTCTTGGCATAACAACATCTGATATACTCGTAGCAGTTGCTTCCATTGTAAATATTTTGGATAGTTCATCTGATAAGTCTAATGTTCTACTACCTGTTGAACCAGATAACGCTGATGTATCTAAACCAGTCCTAGTAACAAACTTAGTGTCGAAGTTTGCTTCTGTTATAACACTACTAATACCTTCGTAAGTAGTGTCAAGTGAAATAGTTACTTGTGTTTTAATGTACCGTGCTTTAAATGCTTGTGGTAATTGATATGATGAATACGTAATGTCATCATCACTAGTTGCATATTCAACTGTAATAGTACTACTAGAACTAGTATTAACTGTATTACACGTTGTAGTTGGATAGAACCATTTAGAACTACCTAAGTCTAATGCACTTGTTTCTACTGTCATATAAGCAGATGATGTAAATGAACCTTCAGGACTAAACCATGAATGATTTGATGCTTGCCAAGTACTTGGCATTAATGCCCATGTTCCACCTGTTCCACCAAACTGTGCCATTAGTACTCCTCGTAAACTGTTGAATTATTAGTTAAATCACTAACTGATATTGATATATCATTACTTAACCCAGTTATATGACCATTCGCCTGTGCTTTAAGTGCATATCTCGTTGCTCTACTGGCATTAATGCGTATTATATTAATCTTACCAGTCTCTGGATTTTTGGACTGGGTTGCTAAGCCGGCCCATACTTGTTCACCTTCATGCCAGTAGTAAACGTTGACAGAATGGACTTGCGGCTCTGTAATAGGGTTGAAGTTAATTACTATATCGCGTTCCAATGCTGAACCTTCTACTGACGGCAGTACATTAATTGATGTCATAACAGGTGTTGGTGCGTACCAAATACTTGGATAGATAATATCATAAGGTGAATCAAATGTATATGTTCCATTTGCAATTGCTTCTAGTCCGTCTTCATCTGTTGTACCTGCATATGGACCTATGTCATCAAGTAAGTCAGAGAATGTACCTATATTAACACCCGTCGATACTTTAACAAACGTAGTAGGAACTCCTTCGCCTACTCTACCAACAACAATATTTCTTGCTATATAAACACTTGGATTACCTGCATATGTATTATCATTGTGTTCTTCAGCAACAATACCAAATGTGTAATTGTCATTAAAGTTGATTTTTCTTACTCTAAATGTACCATTAATACCTAAACTTCCGTATTCCATTGTGAATACATCATTAATTTCTAATTCATTTAAAGAAGCATCACCAATAAAGCCAAGTACTTTACTTCTGTTTCTTGACCTTGCTAATAATACTTCAGCATGTTTTTTAGCAACACTACCCGAAGTAACATGATTTAATTCCAATCTGTGTTGATTGATTTTATTGTTATCTTCGCTTAGGTATGTTGCTTCCTCTCCCCCGCCTGCTTCTGGCACTTGTAACTCAATTGCTTGGTTATTCTCCCCACCTCTGTAACTAACAACAATACTATTGTATTTGTTTTTAACATTCTCTGACTCAAGTTTAACTGAACCAATAATGTTATCCTCTGTAATAGTCATTACTGATGTAGCAGTACTGCCATATCTGCTTGTATTTGACCGATTATCTTCTAAGTTAACCTTGTACTTGCCTTGTACAAATGGCATAGCACTACGCATATTTGCTAATATTGCTTTAACATTACTTAGTACAGACTTTTCAGTGAAAATAACAGCATTACATTCTTGTTTTAACTCACTTGGTGCTGAACTTCCATCATCTAATGTATTAAAACGAGTTCCTTCATCTTTAAATGATTGATAATTTAACGACTCGTTAGGTAAGTTCTTACCGTATATTGGATTGCGTAAGTAATCAAGTAATGCATTAACATTATTAGTATTGTACGAAGTAGTTTCATTTTCGTATAATGTTGAACGTGTTTCTGAATCAGGGAATGTAGTTGCATCTGCAATTTTCTTACCCTTTAATGTAACAGTAACTTTAGGTAGTCCACCTGCCCAAGGTGTTTTGTCTTGGTCTTCTTGATTTTCAATTTTAAACCACTTAAATCTAAATGCAATGTAAGCAATTCCTTTTCCTTGATGTGAATGTGACCAACCTTGTGTTTCTCTTAATAAAGCACTTGATGTTTGTGTACTAGTACCATGAAATGGCTCGAATACAATGTGGTTTGCAAATTTACCCTTAAATCCCGAACTTACTCTAGTTCCATGTGATGTTGTTCCTTCCCATGCTAGTTCATCATTAATGTAAATCTTTTTAAATGCATTAATTTCACCTTCTGATACAGCAAATGCAATGTACAAGAACTTGTTACTATCTCCATTTGTTGCAACATATGCTCTATTACCACCAACAGTTCTTTCGCCGTATATAACAGGTATATTGTTGTTGGTACCTGCTTTATTCACAGTTATACCGTCGTTTAGTTGCGATTCACCTGTGTCGTATGATGGGTTTAGGAATGAATTAACTAAGTCAGCAACAATTTCGCCTCCTACATAACCAAGTCCTGCTCCAATTACAGCTCCAACGATACCACCTAGTGCAAAGCCAACTACAGCTCCAACTACTACACTAACTACTTTGAAAAGACTCTTAAAAAATCCCATTATGCTATGCTATATGTTTTAATTTCAGGTTCTTTGAACCCATAATCTTGTTGTGAAAACAAACTAACACTAACGTCATTTACTTGTCTTTGTTGACCCCATGTTTTTACTTTTCTAATCATTGCGTCTGCTACTTTGTTTTTATCAACTGCATCACTAACATGCAATGCACTAATAATAAGTTTGTAGTTTTGATTAAATCCATTTGTAACAACTTGTCCTAGTAAAGCACCATTAATTACTTTGTCATCCTTTGATATTAGAACAACACAGTTATCTTTTGCTAGATAACTTCTAATATTGTTTTGTGTAATTGACTTTACGTATTCAATGTCTAATTCAGTAGTTAATTCTTTAAATAACTTACTTAATGGTTTAATGTCCTTTGAAACTGCTTCTCTAATCATTGTTTGCCCCACTTAATGTCACTAATTGCTTCTGTACTGTACTGAAAGAACCTATCACCTGGATAGAATCTTTGTTGACTTCCATCGTTAGTTTTTCTGCCTGCTATGTAGTCAAAGTCTGAGAAGTGAGCACTTGTTGTAAAAGTAACTATACTCTCAGATGGACCATCAGTTAAACTAGCACCAGTGAACTTACCTTGGTACCACATAATAGGGTCTACTAATGAACTTAAATCACTTGTATCAAAGAATGCTTTGTAAATTCTTACATTTTTGTGTAAGAAATCATCTGTTAATGCAATATCACGGAATGTACTTGGTACACCAGTGAATACTAAACTAATTGTGTTAATTGCTGGGTCTTCTCTTTCACTAACAGGAGAATGTTTCATGAACTTACCTTGTGCAAAATAAGTTTGTGTTCCCCCACTAGTACCAGTAGACACATCTAAGTCATATCCAGCACTTGTAAAATACATTGGTGTATCTAATTCTAATTCAACTAAATCAGCAGTAATAAAAGCACCACTGCTTAATATATTCTTTGTTGCTGTACTTAATCCTCTTGGCATTAGATACTCTCTTGTAATTTAAGTGTTATTGTTGCTTTACCATTTAATGCGTAGTTAACTTCTTGGTCTTGTGTAACACTATAAACAGTAAAATCAATATTATTGTATTTAATCTGTTCTGCATTAGCAACATCTGCAAATAAGTTAGGGAATATACTAATAGTTCCTCCACCTGTTGCATTAAATGTTACATCATCTGTTACTTTGTATACTTTATTATGTCCAGTGAACTTAATAAAGTCGCCTGCTAACAAACCTTGTGTTGCATCAACGCCTGAACTAGTAAACAATGCACTATTAAAGTCGCTGTCGAACGTAACACTACTGTCGCCTTTACTAGCACTAGCAGTTGTTGCAATTGTTGTTGAAACAGCAGGATTATCAGCAATAACTGTCTTAACAGTACCATCAGTACTACCAATTTCAGGAATTGTCATAGTAAAGTCGTACAAACTGTTTCGTTGTTTGTTTAAAAATGCAATAACAGGCTTTGCTTGTTCTCTTGTTAGTACTGGGTAAGCAATTTCAAACCTAAAGAACTGTGAAAGTATTTGTTTACGTTGAGACTTACCACTTACAGCAGTAGTAACCATTGTTGGTGTTACTTCTGTAACTTTAACACTTCTAAAACTATTATTTGGTAATGTACCTGACATTATCTACTCCTATAAGTTTGCTTGGAAACCTGCATCTTCGTGTGCAGAGCGTACCATATTAACAATCATCTCTTTTCTTTCTGTTATTAACTCATCGACACTATTAGCATCAGTAGCAGTAATTTCAAATGTAATATTAGTAGTACCACCACCCTGTAATTGTCCATTATTAACAACTGTACCTGTTCTACCAGGAATCATTAACTCTGGTCCTTTCTCACCAACCATGTAAGGTTTGTTACCTGTTACTGTACCACCAAATTGTCTTCCTTGGTACTGTTGGTTTCGAATAGTAGCAACATTTGCCATACCCATTCCAATAACAGCCGCTGCCGCAATAAAGTTATACGGAGGTGGATAAGAAGCAAGTGCTTTGGTAGCACCAGTGTATGTATTCATTACTGCTTGTGCAATATTAAATGCTTTAGCGGCTTTAAATGCGGCCTTACTATGTTGTCCTAATGCAGTAAGTGCTTCAGCGCCTTGTGAAATAGCCCATTCTGTTTTTTCAGTTTGGGTTTTCTTATCAAACTCAGCGTATGTTTCAGCCATTTGTTTACTTTCGTTATGGTTGAATCCTTCTTTACGGATACGCTTGTACTGCTCTGCTTGTACAATCTTAGTTTTTCTTTCTTCTGTACGTTGTGCTAATCTAACTTCAAAGTCGTAATGTCTAAGTAATGCTTGTGTTTCTTCGTTTAAGTAACCAACTTTATTTGCTAGTCTTGCTTCGTCTAAACGGTCTAGTACCTCGTTCTTCTGTTCATTAAGTTTTTGACTGAATTCATATATTTCCAACTCAAGAGTTACTGCATAACCTTTTCTTTTTAATAATGCATCGTGTTCATGCTTTAAAATCTTCTTTTCATTTTCTAACTTCAGGTCAGCATGTGCCTTAGCCTCTCGCAAATCAATTTGTCTATACGCTTCTGTGATTTTCATCTTCTGCGCTTCTGTTTTTTCAGTAACTACTAATTCAGCGGCACCCAAACGCTCTCTATCTTCTTTTGCTTTTTGTATTGCTAATTTAGGTGATTCAAATCCACCTAAGCCACTTATAATAGCACTGTCTAACGCTTGTTTGCGCTTAGTCTTTTCGTACCCAATATCTTTATCAATTTGTACTTGATGTTCAGCAAATGCCTTTTTGTGTAATCCTTTAGCAGTTGCTAACTCTTTTGTAAGTGCATCAATACGTTGTTGTAGTCCAAAGCCACCTCTGCCTGTTATTTTTTCGCGTTTCCTGTACAACGCACCTATTTGTTGTTCAAGTGCAATTATTTCAGCAGGTAAATTGGCTAGTTGCTGTGGTGTTGACAATCTACCCATTCGTGTAGTTAAATCATCAGTTGATTTAAGGAAATCATTTACAGAAATAGTTGCGCCATCGAACACTTTGGCTAGCCAAAGTAATCCATCACCCACACCCATCTTCTCGTATATAGTAACTGCTAATTCATCACCTGACATACCTGCGTTGTCCCACGCTTTGGCAACTGTATTTGCTTGTTCAGAGGATAAATCAGCGTACTTTACACCAAGTGCTTTAAGTAAAGTATCAGTGATTTCTTTAGCACCTTGTGCAGACTTACCGTACTTGGTAATTTCATCCTTAGTAAGTCCCATCTCGTCTTGCAAGACTTTAAATACAGGAATACCTCTGTCCATTAGTCTGTTTAAATTTTCTAAATTTAAACCACCACTAACAGTTCTAGCAAATAGGTCTGACATTGCAGACAATGTGCCCATCTGGTCCGAAGTACCTCCAGCAATATCAGCGAACGTTGATAGTTTTTCAGTAGCACCATCAACACCAGCACCTTGCATTTTAACAAACGCATCAGTTAATGCATTAACATCAAACTGTGTTGTTTTTGCAATGTCTGATATTTGTTCAAACTTGGCCATGCCTTGGCCACTTGTCATTTTGTTTAAAACAACTTTTGTTTCTTGAAAACGACCGATTAAACCAGTCATTGAGCCAGCGGCATCTTTTGCACGAGCGCCTAAGTTAATTAAACTATCGAGTTTTACTGCCGCTAAGTCGCGATTAAGTTTGTTAATTGCGGCTGTTGCTTGTCTAGTATCAGCTCCAATTCTTAAATTTGCATCATTTGCCATGTTTCTTAACCGCCTCTTCTTCTAGTTTCTGCTGATGCTTGAAGTACATCAAGTGCAATTGAATATTAAAATTGGACATTGTTGATATTTCATCGTATGTTTTGTGCAGTTTATCACACAAGAACAATACGTTCATCAAATCAACATCCTCAATTAGTTTTTTTCAACTTCCTCAATATTAACTTCGCTACTTGCCATTGCATCAGCAATTTTATAAAGTATCTTAGGGTCTACTTCATTCATAAGCTCTGGCATGTTATTCTTATTAAACATAGGTGTTCCATCTTTGTCTAATGCACGCATAATAATGCCCATTGCAAGTCCTTCTTGCATCTTACCTTCATCGTAGTACTTGGTAATCTCTTGTAACTTTGCGAATGTAGTAACAGGTCTAAAATACACTGTTTCATTTAATTCGGGTACTTCAATACTTTGTAACTCTTGTGTTAGACATGCGTTGAAGTGTTTTTTTGCTTTGTTTAAGAAACTCATCTAAATTTACTCCTGATTGATTTAATTGTAGGTCTAAGAATACCCTTCCTAGCCTGTTTACTGTGGCCTCTGTTTAATGGTCCAATGTAAGGGACAGTGTTACTTAACACACTTTGCATTCCCTTACCTTTAATTTCCCATCCTCGTTGTGCTCTCCCAGTATCAACCGGTGTATAACGCTTCGCCATTTTCTGGCCGTAAGTCATTATCTGATTGACTTTCTTGTCCCCCGCACGATTTATGGTGCTAAGCATTTGCTTAGCGTTAATTTGGATGCCTGCAGTGATGCGTATTGGTGCTTTGCCTAAAGTAGGTTTCTCTTTACGAAAAAGTTTACTTAAGGTTTTGGCTCTAAGTAGTGTTTTAACACTACCTATAGCACGAAATACAGCTCCAACAACAGCAGGTACAGGCATAAGTTATTAAGTCGCAGTGCCTAATGTTAAGTCGCCTGAACCTTGCAGTGAAATATCACCAGTTACTAACGAATCAGTACTTGATGAAACTGAAAGTCCGGTAATGATAACATTACCTGACAACTTAGGGTCGCCACTGGCACTAGTACTTGGGTATGCTAAAAAAGCAACCTCGGCATCAGTGTTAATAGCAGTGTTTATAGTGCCTTGGTCGGTTGGATTGTAACTGATTGTTGCAGTTGCAGTCCACTCTTTCAAGCCTGCCATAAATGTTTTACTGTTGTCGCCCATTACAGTTGATTCAACTGTATTAACCGTGTAATCAACAGATATATTTTGCAATTGGCCAATTGCAACAGAGTTAACTGTTAGCGTACCTTCTTGACCTGTGTAATGATTTGCCATCTTCTACTCCTTTTTGGTATCTTTTGGTTCTTTTACTTTTTTGAGGACAATCTTATCGGAAACTAATTTCCAACCCGCATTTTCCCAACTCTTAACATCATCGCTGTTAATAGTTCTAGTATCAGTACCGTTTTTAATTTTTACTTGGCTCATAATTCACCTCGTGTGTATGTATAATAAATTTCAGTAGTTATTTCAACTCTACCAAAAGGCTCAATGATATCAAAATCAACACTAATATCACGTACCTGTGTCCATTTAGCATTACCATCTCTAGTTCTGTCTAAATCAATCACTTCTTCAATACGTTCAATAATGTTGTTTCTTTGAGTATCAATATTTGCCCCATTAACCCATGCTACAAATGTAACTTCAAGTATTCCTTCTCTAGTGCCATTACTGCCACCTTGTGTTAGGTCTGCTCTAGTTTCATTTGCAGTTGCAATATAGATAGCAGGAAATTGTTGTCGACTTAAACTCTCTGGGTCGAACAAATCTCTTGTTACTAAACCAAATCGTGGGTCATCAGCATCACTTAAAACACTGATTAAATCTTCAACAATTAATTCCCGTTTATTCATCTATCGTTCCAACTTTAAAAATACTTCAGGTGCTTTTTCTGAATCAGTAACAGTACTGTCACCATCTTCATCATATTCAATTCCGTCTCGAAGAATTAAATTAAATTCTTCTTCATATCGACCTTTATAAAAGTCCAACATTACTTGAAATCTATCACCATCAGTAGTAAACTGAGTTAACTTAGGTAAAATGTAATAACTTAGAACATGAAACACTGCAACTCGCGTGAACTGCGATTCCGTTAACTTAGATACATCCATCTCTGAAGATGAATGCCCTCTATGTCTTGGGTACCATTCAATTCTAAGTCTCCTTAGAATATCATTGCGTGTTTTAGCATGTTCGTCGCTAAACCCTTGTATGCCATAATCGTTTAAATCAGGCATATATTCAAGGATATCGTTGTCTGTGCTCATGCTCATAACTTATACCTACTTAAAATTAAACATTAATAAGTTGAATACCTCTGTTAGCATCTACAACGCCTGCACCAGCCGCCATATGTGCAACAATATCAACACCCATTGCAGCCAAACGAGACTCAGTATCTACACGTAGAGTTTGACCCATAGCAATACGAGCCGCATCTTTACCAAAGATGAAACCTGAGTGTGCTGATGGAACTAGTGCTGACTGGAAGAATTGTACTCCACCAAAAGATAGAACAAAACCATTACGCAATGCTTCAGTTTGGAAGTCACCGCCTGCAATGTTAGCATCGCCGTAAAGTGCTTTCATAAGCGTATTTGCTTCTGAAGTTGAAAGGATACCATACAACTGACCCATTTCACCTGCACCACGAATTTGCTCAACACTATCAAAGATAGAATCTGCTGTCATTGGAACTGAATCTGTAGTTGAAGATGTAAAGTCAGTTGCCATTGCAGTTAGTACTGCTGTATCAAATGTTTTAGCAACCGCGTTACCAAGTACACGACCTAGCTCTGCAGGGTCAATACCATGTGCACTACGCAATACAGAACGAGCACCAATTGGATTTACTGAAATTGAGTTGTTTGTATCAGTAATAACATTAGCCGCTAAGTCTGAATTAGCACTGTCTGATGTGTATTCAGTAGCAGTTGCTTCACCCAATAGTGGAATTTGTGCTGATGCTGAACCAGCGCCAACATTGATAACTGGAACTAATTGACCTGATAAAAATAATGACTGCTCTTGTGCTGTGTAAAGAGCTGCCGCCTTAGTTGGAACTACTAGACTATCTAAACTGAAGCCTGATAAGTATTCATTTGCCATTTTTTATTCTCCTAAAAAATATATTAAATTAACCCTCTAACCTTCGCCTCTGCATATTTGGCACGGTCTATAGGATTGTTCATGTCTAACGATTCAAGGTCGAAATCATTATTAGTTGGCTGTTGTGCTGTCATAGCATTTGACGTACCCGAACCTTTAGGTCCTGCTTGTACAAAATGTGGGTTTGATTGTAGAAACTCTCCTACAAAATCATGGACTCCCATGAGGTCACCACCTTCTGTATATCTTGGTTGACCATTATCATCTAATACTTCAACCTGTCCATCAGTTAACTTAACCCTATCACTTAGTAGTCTTACTACTTGGTCTGGATTAATTGCTTTTCTAGTACTTGCTTCGTTTAACAAAGCACCATTTACTTTAATGTTTCTTAGTTCATTTTCTAAGTTATTAATAACAGTGTCTTTTTTTGTTACTGTGTCTTTTAATAACTTGTCAAACTCGCCACGGGCCTTAGCCTCGTTAATTTCTTTCTTCTCTTTTTGCTCAACTAATTTGCTGTATAAGTCCAAATCAACGCCCGAGAATTTCTTTTCGAACTTGTTTCTTTCTCTGTCAACTCGTTGTGCAATAAGTTTATTAACATCCTCTTGTGAAAATGTTGTTTCCTGTGTTTGAGAAGTATCAGTATCTTCGTTTACCATATTTTTCAGTTCTGTTTCTGACATTTTGTTTACCTCGTTAATGTTTATGAGTAATAGCCTGCTCTATGCAGTGTTGTTTGTATTTAGCGTTTCCGTTGTCGATGAGTTCTCTTTGCATTAAATGAATTCGTCTATATCTTCTAATATAGCATCTAACTCTTCTGCATCAATCATCAGCATCGCTAACTTCTTTTCTAACTTACTAAGAATTTTAGGATTACTAGTAAGTTGTTGTGCTTTTTCAATAAGCAATAAATCGTTTTGTGTGTCATGTGCATTAAAACTATCTGGGTACTTAATAACTCCATCCCATTGATAGCCTAGCATTTCTGCAATTAGTTGTAGCACTTGTTCTTCTGCTAGTTCTAATTGGTCTGCTTTTTCAGCAAGTCTAGCATTAAGCAATCTAAATTCAGTTTCCATCGCTACACCACTCATTCGTGCCACTTCTGAAGTTCTAATTGAGCCTATGTTTGCCATCGAATTTATAGACTCTACTTTGTCTTTAATACTTGCTCTAATTGAATCCAATGACTGTGCATTTGGCTGTAGCAAGTACGGCTTTGTTTCAGGAGTAATGTCATCTGGTATTTGAATAATAGCACCTGCACCTGCACCTGCTTGTGTTTCAGCAGTTTTAACTAGCGATGGGTGTGAACTTAATCTAATGATTTGTTCTATCTCACTGTTCTCATTAAAGATTGCTCTTTGCATATCTGCAATATCAGCAATGTCTGAAATACCAATACCTGGAATAGCATCTCGTTTGTTATAAACACAAACTGCCATAACTTTACCATATGGATTATCAGTACGGTCTACGTGTACTTCTTCTTCTTCACCATTCTCAATAATAGTAATTGTATCTGTGTAATCTTGATAGTAGCACTTATATACATTCTCAGATATCTTCACTTTTAAGTGTGTAAGTACTCTACTGCCGTTATCTGTAACTGTATATTCCCAATCAATAACATTTAATGGGTTCATTACAGAAACATAAGGTCTTACATCTTGTTCTATTTCTTCTTGTCTTGTAGTAAGCTCAATTGATGGCCTATCAACAATAATCCATGAGTGTCCAAGAACACTTGATAATGTAGATGCTTCTTTCATGAAGTTAGTGAAGTTTCTTCCTTCTCTATCAGCATCTTCTAAAAACTTTCCAATAACTGGGTCTTTAGCCATTGTTCCTAGTTCTCTTACAGGCTCATTTGCAAATATAAATGATGTGTATATTTGTACAACTGATTGACAGTGATTATCTAATGGAGTTTGTTCTGCTCTCTTACGATATTCATTACTAGTCTCGAACACATACCTAGCCAAGTAATCTTGTTCTTTGTATAAGTGTCCACCTCTATAACTGTGGTATAAAAACAGCCAATTTACAGCGATTGAACTGTAAAGGGAATTTACTTCTTCTAAACTATCTTTTGTGTATGTTGTCATAAGTGTTCTCTGTTTATATATTTATATTAATATGTTCCTACAGTCCAAGCTTCATTGCGTTTTAGTACAGGTACTTCTTTTCTAATTGGATACAAGTATTCAATCATGTAACCAATAGCATCGTTGGTGTGGTCGTGCCCACTATCTTTATCTGGTACTTGTGTACCTTCTTTATAAACTTGCTTTTGTAAACCACTAATGATATGTTTGCACTTAGCATCTATCTGTACTTTAACATTACCGTCGCTTGACATTAATGCTGAGTTAACTGCATTAATTCTATCTCTTACAGGCGGATGCTTGGGTCTATGTTTAACAATAAATCTAGCATTCTGTAGTATTGATATATCAGTTCTACCGCCTGCACTAGTCTTACGCTGTGCTCCTGCAGGGTCTGGGTATATTACAATACGCTTACCTGGATAGCGAGTTTTAATCTCTTGTACAAGCTCATCTGTATTGGATGAGTAGATTACTATTTCGTCAAATAAGTGTAAACCTTCTTTAGTTTTAACTGCAACTCCGGCACTAATTGGATTGACATTGAAGTCGCATCCGATATGTAATTCTTTAATGTCGTCCAAGTTAAACTTTGCTTGTTTAACATGGGTCTTTGTATCAAAGTTGTAGTAAATTTGTCCCGAGTATGTTTCAAAACTCGCTTCGTACTCTTGACGAAATGTTCTATCATCTAAATCTCTCCTCGCTTGTTCTATTTCTTCTTCAGAAACACGGCCACCCTCTAATGTAGTAAATTGTGCACTAAACCATTCTTCTTCTGTGTCATCTGCACCTCTCTCAAATAAATCATAACCCCAATTACCCTTACCACTTGGTGTTGAGATGAACATTGCACTACCATTAGTATCTGATAATGTTGGTCTTAGTACTTCGGTCCATGCTTCTTTTGGTATGTAGGCAAACTCATCTAATACAATGAAATCTAAACCTACACCACGCAGTGAATCGAAGTTATTCGCTCCCCTTAAACTAATTGTACTTCCGTTAACTAAGGTTGCTGTTAAATCACTTTCATTAACTGAATTTAACCAATTAAGGTCTTGTAATTTATATTTTAACTTAGTCCACAGAACTTGCTTTGCTTGTCTGTAACTCGGCGCAACATAAAACACCTTCTTGTTTGGATGCCTAGCATGTTTAGCAAGTTCCCGTGTTGCTAAAAATGTCTTACCGGCCCGACGCCCAGCCATGATTACTTTGAATCTTGCATCTGATGCGGAAACTTGCTTTTGCCAATCACTCAACATTTAACTCACCTTCATTATGTGGTGTACATAACACCAAACAGGTTTATCTTTAGTACCCACGTTAATTTTGTGCATCATCATTCCAAGGTAACGGCATGTTGTTATCATCGTTCTTAGGGCCTTGGTCTGTTTGCTGGAGCATTTGTTTTCCAAGCCAAATAAGCAGTGTTGTATTGCCGTTGTACGCTTCTTCTAGTTGTTTGGCACGCAGTTTCTGCTTAGTTTTTTCTTTCTCCTCGTTAATCATTGGTCCAAAATGATGCAATAATGTTGTTTGAGGAATATCAAAGTACCTAACCATATCTGTTACTGGACAAAACAATCTCGCTAACATGCGCACTTCTTCTTCAGAAACAACTATCTTGCCTTTGCGCTTTGATTTTAACTCAATGCCGTTCTTAACAACAGTGTAGTCTTTAGCGACTTTCTTAGTTGACATTATGCACTTCTGTCCTTAACAAAGATTCTGAAGTACCGTTCTTCAGTAATACCGTTGTTAGTAGTAATAGTATTAGTAATTATGTACTTATTACCTGCTGTACCTGCACTTAACCATATAGTTGTAGTGCTACTACCTGCATTAAATGAATTACTTGAAGTAGTCATTGGACTAGCATCACCTGAAATTGTTTCAATTGCCCAAGTACTTGCTGTAATACTATCACCTGAGTTAATCCAACTACTCCAATCAATTGTATAATCGAGTGTTCCTTGTGGGTCTTTCTCAATGTAAGTACCTACTCTATCTTTTGTGAACCCTGTTGCCATAATAAACTCCTAAGCGGCTACTTTTAAATTAATAGGAATAACTAAATTCCTTGTTTCTTGTTTAATTTCTAATGTTCTATCTTCTTCTGCAAGATTAATTATTCTAGTTTCTGCTGGAATAATAATATATCTTGTTCTATCAATGAAGTACGTTGTTGGTGTTCCTGATAATGTAAATGCAGTATCTAAACTTGCACTAGCGTATTTAACAACACCACCAACACCACTAAATCCAAATGCAGTATTAATAGTTCCACCAGTACCAAGTATAACTCCTCCTGCTGTTGTAGCAGTAAAGGCACTTGACATTGAAACACTAGATGATATAATTGTTAAACCACTTACACTTTCAGTGAATTCAGAAGTTAAGTCTACTTCAGCGTATCGTGTTATTGATGAACCAATTGTTGTACTAAATGCAGTACTTAATGATACATCAGTTGCTTTAGTAAGTGCTGGTGTAGTAGACATTGATGCAGTTGTTGTGCAATCAATATCACCTACTCTAGTACCAACAATACTGGCATCCCATGTTAATGCTGAATCAACATCAAGTTCACCATGAACAATACGATTAGCGGATGTAGTTGTACTGAATTCAGTCTCCAACATCCATGTGTTTTGCCATTGTGGCCAATCATCCCTATTGTCGTTATCTGACCAATCGTATGTTTCGCCACCTAATGTAATTAAATTACTTGCAGTTGTATCTTGTGAGAACTCAGTAGTTAATGAAGCAGAACCTAATATTTCGCCTGTGTCTACAACAGCACTTATAGATGTACTAAATGTTGATTGAGCATTAACACTAGTGCCAAGGAGTGGCGACCCAAGTGCAGACCAATTAGTAATTAAACCAACCGGTAAGTCAGCGCCTATTAATAGACCTGGGTCTGTTACTTGTGTTAAAGTTAAATCAAGGATTATATCCGTCGTTAATTGACCGAATATAGTACAACTATAAGTTGTAGTGACACTAGCATCTAGTTCAGCAGTTATTTGTGTACCAGCAACAGTTGTAGTACTAAAGTTACTACTAAGTGATACTACACCACTAACGTATGCAACAATATTACCTGCAATAGTTGTACTTGCAGACACGTACATATCTCTACGGACATAACCTACAGCGACATAATCGCGTTTTACATAATTGCTAACCGAACCGTTGACTAATGCCATTTAATTAACCTATGCTAATGAAATACTTAATTGTCCACTGTTAATCTGGAATGTATCTCCATCAGTTACTGTTTTTGATACAGTTAATGCACCATAAAACAACAAGTTACCACCACTAGTACTATCATAGATACCTGCGTGTGTAACAGTACCCCAGTTACCGCCTGATGCAGTTGGGAATGTAACATTAGCACTATTAGATGCTGAACCTGAACTAGATGCACCAAATGTTACTGCTGTTCTAGCATACGCATTACCTGATACTTCTGTTACAGAACCTGCTTCACCGTCTGCTACTGCTGTGAATAAACCAACAGTTAGTGTTGTTGGACTTGTAAAGTCCGTTGTGCCTTTACCAAGTACATGGTCTAGGACTTCATTTTCTAAATAATTAGTTGCCGCTGACATCTTTTTATCTCCTTATGTAATAACCTGCTTAACCCCAGGTTGAATGGGTATTCTGTTGAATTAGTCTTCATCAAAGAATGTTTCGCCTGTGAACTCTTCTAGTTTACGAATCATTCTTTCCATGTTAACTCTTACAGTCTTACCTGTGTTCTTGTTAATTGAATAATATTCCCAATCGCCTGCATCATTATGCGGTGATATCTTTGTAACATTACCTGCTTCATCTTGTACATATACTTCCGATGAACCTGCATCGTCTTTAGCGTATATGTGTGAACCGTTTGACCTAAGTGATGGGTCACTTGACTTATTCTGTAAAAATATATCATTCAAACGAGATTGTCCTGCAGTAGTATCTGCTACAAATGCAAGTTCGTATGAAGCGCCGCCACCTCTAGCATGGAAGTGACAAAACTTATCAACATCGTTTGTTCCACTACCGCCTTCGCTAAATCCACGAGAACTATATCCATATACTGTGTCAAAAGTAAGAGTAGTTCCACTACCAGCATTAGTTTCAATTGAAGCTGAGTGAGCCGCTGATTCTGTTATTGTTAAATTACCTGAGCCTGTGGTTTTGGCTGTTAATACATTTTGTGCTCCGTTAGCATTACCTAATGTTGAACTTGACGAACCTGAATTGTATACAGTTGTAAAGAATGCATTCTGTGGTCCTCTAGACAAATAGCTACTAGTGTTAGTTGAATCCTTTCCATTTAAATCAAGGTCTACTTGTAAAATGTTTCTCCATCTGTCACTAGAGCTATTACTGTCTGATTCACTACCATCAATTTTAGCATCAACTAGAATTTGATTTGAATAATGTCTTGTTCCAAATGTTGATGAGTGGTTTTTGTACAACATAAGGTTTCTTGTGTTATTACCCGGCAATGAATCTACTTCTGATTGATTTGACATCATTGCTATACCTGTGCCATTTGCTTCTAAGTACAAATTACCATCTGTTGTGCTTACTGACAATTCAGTGTCATCAACTTCTAAATTACCTAAGTCGGCTCCACCGCCTCCACTGCCTCCACTTTGTGCAACAATGTGCGTAAGTTTAAAATACTGCGTTGGTACATAGTAACCACTAACACCACGAATATCAACTGTTGTTGATGTTGCTAATGTGAACACACCACCAAAAGCATAGATACCTTCATTTTGAGTACCTATCTCATTGTAGCCACCGCCACCGCCACTACTACTAAGTATTGTGCCGTTTGTGTTTGAATTAGCCAAAGCAGTATCATAATGTCCATCAACTGCATTAATCACAGTCTGTAAATGTTCAAGCATGTAAGTACCTGCAGGCAATGTAATCCCATAACCCGACACTGAATAATAACTTGATGGGTCTGTCATGTTGTTGATAGTTCGTCTGTACGGTGCTGTTGATTCACCACCATAGTTGCCACCACTTGTTGAATCAACATAAAACACACAGGTTTCACCACCTGTACTACCTGCACTAGGTGTTTCCCATGACAATGAACCTGCTGTTGCGCCTGCTGTTAAGACTTTACCATTGTTGGTAGTGCTTGTTGCAGGTACATGAAGGTTGCCATCAGTTGTTGGGTGCGTGTAAACAGTATCATTGTCTGTAAATAATGCGCCTGCAGGTACATTCGTTAGTACCTGTGAATCATCTACTTTAGCATCTAATGCTGTTTGCAAAGTAGATACTTCACTAATGCTATGTGTTGCAGGGTGCGAGTAATTGTTAGCATTTGCTTCGATAGCACTTAACTTAGCACCATCGCCATCTTGGAATTCATCTTTAATAGCATTGACATTGTCTGCCATTTGCTTAATGTCTGCTCTTGCTGATGCTGGACTATCTGTACCTGCATCTAAGTTTGTTGTACTAATTGTACCAGTAGGCCAAGTCATTAGATGTTCTCCTTATCATTGTACCAAGATTCCATTAATGTCTGAACCTCAGCTACTGTCATTACAGTTTCAATGTCATCGTTGTTAAGACGCATTGGATGTACATTATGTATTAGTACCTGTCTGTCTTGCAATTGCTGTAATGTTAGCTGTTTAACTGTTTCTGGAATGTAGTGCTCCGTATTAGTAGTAATACCAATGTATGTATTGTTATCTGGATTACCAAAGTAACCACCATCTTCAATCCATGCAGGCGTACACATACCTTTGTCACTAGCGTGTAGTTTGTATTCAAGTATCATTTGTTCTCCAAATATAAGTACTCGTCTTTGATTAGTTCTTTAATACCAATCCTATTAAGTACATCTTCATGTGCGTTGTGAAATGTTTCTGCCATCTTATCTAAGAATGAGTACAAACGATTAACTGTTGGCATTTGTCCTTCATCAATCATCTTCTCTTCTTCCTGTATGTAGTTAGCAATAATGCGTTGTGCTGTTTGTGGATGTATTCCAAATTGCTCTAAGTACTCCATGTTGCCTAAGCCTATTCTACCTGTGTTCATCATATCACGATGTGCTTGTCTAAATGCCATCTTAATATGATTATCAATCTCAGCTAACTCTGCATCGCGTTCATCCCAATCGTCAGGGATATTATGTGCTTCTTGTATTTCTTGTTTTGTTTCTAAGAACACTGCTAACTCTTTATAAGCCGCATCAATGTAATCTCTAGAGCGATATAACTTATGTTCTAACTCATCTGCTTCAACAGCATCAAGTTCATCATTAGTTGCTCTTAATCGTTTAATTTTGATTTGTTCTTTCTTTAAAGAAAATGCAGTTTCTTCAATAGCACTGCGTTTGCTTTCTATTTGTGCCAAGCACTGTCTTATTCTTCTGTAAGGGCTATCTGACATCATTGTTAATGTCATTAGTTGATTTGTAGTTTGTGTATTACCACGACCAGCTGTGTGGTTTTCTCTATCAACAGCTGGTAGCATTGCTTCAATCTTTGCTAACTTCTGTTCGTTGATAGTAGCAAGTCCACCTGCAGACTTAACTAACTCAAGTGCTTTAGAGTGCTGTTGGTATTCTTTTAAGTACGCTACTTCACCCATATTAATCGCCCGATGTTGCTGAAGCACCATTAACTTCGCGTGTTAAATCACCGAAGTCTGTAGCGTTACCTGCTGACGCAATAGTTACATACGCAATTGTATCTTTATTAGTACCATCTGTATCACCACCAACAAATACACCTCTAGTTGCATTACTTGTTGCGGCCAATTGGTCTCTAGCCATTGTTAAATCGCCAAAATCAGTAGCATTACCTGTTGTTTGGATATTCACATAATCAATTGTATTAATACTTACTGTTGTTAAACCACCGCCGAATATAGCTCTGGATGTACTTCCTGTTGCACTAAGACCTTGTCTAG